AACTTATTCCCTTTTCAAGCCATCGTCAACCGGAGGCTTTTTCTGCTCGGTAACATCTACAAGCGTTACTTTTCCGTCATTGATACGGACGGTAACAGTGCCGAACTTTCCGGGCTTCTGCATGGCCTGAATCTCTGATGCCGCCCATGCCAGAAGCTGTGAATCAGGCTTCATTTTATCTCCCATCCCAGCGCGCACCGGCAGTTGATGATATTGCCCGGACTGCCGTTTGGGTCTCCCGGATAAGCAAGCTCTTCGCCGCCAATGATGAAAAAGCCAGTCTTCTCCGCAGTCTGCCCGTCCTCTGCCAGATGGTCAAACGGGTCTGTGCGGGTGCGGTCATCTTGCGCGCTAATCCACTCCTTGGCCATTTCAAACTCGGATGCCTCGGCCTCGAATTGCTGGCCGGCATTGGCCGCCGTATGAGCCTCCGTGCGGGCGATGATATGGGCGCGGGTCAGGCTCATGGATGGTGCCGCCTCGCGGATAGCCTTGGAGGCGTCGACCAGCGTCAGGCCTTCTTCTAGCGTGCGCTGGACAATGCGCCGCACCTGTTCCTCGGTCGTTGCGTCAATCTGCTTGATGCGCGTGGCCGTCCAGTCTTGCAGGAAGTGGGTAAGCAGGTCATCGAAGGTAACGCCGAAGTCCTTACGGTAGGCTGGATAAAACGATTTCATGCCGTCGCCCATGCGCTTACCGAAAGCAGTGGCGATGGATGCGTAGGAGGCGGCCAGTGTGCGGGCCATGGGCGCAGAGTTGGCGCGCACTGCTGGGCCTATGGCGAATAGGCCGGCGTGCTCAACAGCAGAGGCGGCGGCCTTGTATGATTTTGCCAGCTCCTTGGCCATTGCCCGCTCCATCCTCACGGACATGCGGATAAACAGCGCCTCTTGCTCTGCCCGCTCACGCTGCCTATTCCGGTGCAGTTTCATTTGTCGCCGTATGCCAGTTTCTTTTGCGCATCAATTTCTTCTGGTGTCGGTGTAGCGATTGGCTCGGCCTCAAAATCTGTCGGCAGTAGCCCAGCAGGCAGATAGCCAACATCGCCGCCTTCAATATCCTCAAAGCCCAAGGCAAGGCGCTTACTGACCTCGTTGAATGGGACGCCCATCGACCACAGCTCTTTGGCATTCTTGACCTTCTCGCTGTAGTCCTCTTGCAGCGCGGGGACGGCAGACGTATCGGCAATGATGCGGATAGGCTGGCGCTTGTCGTATGTGCTTTTGCTCTGCGGGCCGAACTCACGCGCAAGGGACTGATTCAGGTAGCCGACAATCTCGCTCAGTAACGGGACGATGGTGTCCAGCCAGAATACTTTGCGCACATTGTCGCCGCTGGCCCGGTTGGCATCGCCCATGCCGCTGATCATTTCGGAGGGGACGCAGTAGCAGGCACATATCTCGCGCATGGTGATCGTGCGCGTGTTGAGATAGTCCATTTCAACCGGCGTTAGGGATAGCTGCTGGTATGTCGTCTTGCTCAGTACCCATGGCGAACGAGCCTCGCCCATGGTGGCGTGCTGCTCTTTCACCTGCTTGCGGGCCTGCTCCCATTGCTCTGGGGTCATATCCACGTCAACCGTGAACACGCCATCAGGCACGCCGCGATTCTGCATGCTGATCTTCTGCCAAGAGGACGCGGCGTTATCTACGTCAACAGCCTTGCCGGCTGCCATAAGCGGGGCCTGCCCATAGTAAAACGATCCGGGGTTTGTATAGGCGAGCTGCACAATGTCGGCGGCATCGAACAGCCGGCCTGACGAATGGCGATACCCGCGAACAAGTCGCTCCTTGCCGGGCAGCACCTCCATTTCATCCGGCATGATCGGCCAAAGCTCGACAGGAAGCTTGCCGGCACCGGCACGAACTTTCGTCCAGTACGAGTTGCCGCCCAAGTCAAGATGCGACACGGACACGCGCATCAGCTCGGCCATATCCATGTCGGGATTGGGCTCATTCAGCAGCATTTGCAAAGGATGGTTTGGCGCATCCTCCCATTCATCGCCAGTCAGCACCTGCACGCGCAAAGGGACAGAACAGACGGCATCAACACGGCGCTTTACGCAGGCATAGACCCACGCGCTGGCCTTGTAGCCGTCGCGGATTGCCACATCGGCTGACCAGTCATTCCAGCCTGCGGAGTGCGTATAGCCGGGCAGTAGCTCGCCAGTGCGGACGGATTTAAGGATGGGCTCTGACCGAGCCGGGGCTTGCTTTCTGAATCGGTCGTACCATGCCATTATGCGCGTCCTATGAAAAACCCGGCAGCGGGCCTGATCAGCGGCTCAAGCGCATACCGGAGTGCGTCGATATAGTGATTGTACGCATCTACCACATCTGGGAGCACGTCGCCAGTGCGGGAGTCTACCTTATAGCTGTACAGTCTGCACTCTTTGGCGGTCTCGATGCAGCGCGGGTGCACGATGATTTCTTTGTATGATCTCAGATGCTCGATGCCGTCTTTGACGCTGCCGGCGCCTTTCTTCGCGCCCTCCACTCTGGGCAGGCCATGGCGCTTGAGATAGCTGATTGATTCTGGTCGAGCAGAATCAGCACGGATAACGTATTGCTCTATTCCGGGCAGACGCTGCTTGAGATAGCCAGCGGTATCATCCAGCTCCAGCCCTACGCGCCCCGCCTCATGCTCGATGAATAGCCGGTTATCGTGTACCCAGCACCTGATCCCGGCTGTGGGGTCTTGGGCAAAGCCGAAGTCTAGCCCATGGTAGGGGCCGTCCCAATCCGGGCCCGGCTCAAACTCCGAAACCCTGAATTTCCCACGCAATACCTGGGCATCCGTCTGGGTCAGGTATTCGCCATCCCAGACATGGGCGTACATATTGGGGTCAAGCGTCTCAAGGTCGCGGCGGCGCAGTGTATCAAGGCCTTCAGGAAACCATGGGTTATCCATGTAATTCAGGCGAGCAATCAGCGCATTGTCCGGCTTGCTCTTCCTCATGCGCTTGTCGATAGGACTGCCATCGGTGCGCGGGTTCCAGATATACCAGACTTCCGACTTCTCACGGCGCAACACGGTAGGCTCAAGGTCTCTTAGCGAGTCCTCAGGCACATCCTCGGCCTCTTCCACGATGGTCAGGTCGACTTGGGCTATGGACTTGATGCTCTGGATATTGTGGCGTAGGCCCTTGAACAGGAACTCCGTGCCGTTGCTGCCACGGATGAAACTTTCGCCCACCTCGTAATGGGCGGCAAGCCAAGGCTCTGAGGCGATGGCGTTTTTCAGCTCGGCATGGAATGACTCGCGGATACTGACTTGCAGTTCTCGGGTGCAGAGTATTCGCAGCGGCTCGGCATAGCCCCAGATAGCGGCCATCTTGGCGAAGCTGAATGACTTGGCAGATCCGCGCCCACCGTAAGCCCCGCGATACTGGGCTGACCCGCGAGGCGGCGCGAATATGGGGACTAGCTTAGGGGGCAGCTTAACCAGTGCTTCCGTCACCGGCCACGATCCTGATTGTGGTTACGAGCGGAACAGCCCCGCCATCCGGCCCGCTTATTTCCTGCTGCATCTTGTCGCCATAGCGCTTGGGGCTCCATTTTGCCAGCAGCTTGAGTCGTGTCTCTACGCGGAGCTTTGAGCGCTGGATGACCTCGGTATTTACCCGCGTCATGCCATCTTCGTCAGGCTCGGTCTCGTCCCGACTTGAGTCGTCAGCAATATCAAGGCACTGTTCGGCTATAGCATCAAAGCCAACATCCCTCGCGCGCGCGATGCGTGCCTTAAAATCAGGGTTCGCGTCTATCCAGTGGTAAACGGTTCGCCACGCCGGCATCGCCTCGTCTCGGCATATTTGGCGCAGAGGCTCCCCATCCGCCAATCGTGCGCAGATAGCGGCAGCAGCTTCCTCTGTGAAATCAGTGTTCCGGCCCACTCAATACCTCACTAAGCCCCTTTCTCGGTATCAGCCTATCTGGAATGGCCGTCTCAGTCGAGCAGTTGACTATTGCTGCGCCCGGCATCCTCTTGAGCACTTCAGGCAAGTGACTAAGCCACTGACTACAGCCGGCAGCGTTTCTCATTCCCTCGGGGTGGTCACCAAAGAAATGGGCCTGCCCGCCGGTATGCTGGAAGTCAAAGCCGATCAGGGCCATGTGGCGATGCCCTAGAGCATAGGCCAGCATCATGGCGTGGCTGCCGGAGTTGGCTCCTATGGGATGACACGGGCTCATCATGATGCCGTGCGCGTCTGCCGTCTTGGCGCTGTTGGTGTAGGCTGGTCGGATATGGCACTCATGGCCGTACTTGTCCCACCATTCGCGGTCAGCGGCATAGTGAGCGATGGCCCACGGCACAAGCTGGAAGGCGTTGCTCACCGACAAGACCTTGTGGCTCTCGGTGAGCTTTGCCTGTTCCGGCGTGAGGCTGGGACCGCTGGCTGCGATGATGATCACGGGCGGATGATGCCGATGCCCATCTTTGAGCCTGCCGCGACAATCTCCCAGCTTGGGCGGGTGCGCTTTATGGACTCCCAGAACTCCGGCACCTGCACATAGTTTGCGCCGTGGTGCTGGCCTTGGCCCACAATGTCATGGAATGCGACCGCCGCGCACAGCGGGCCGTAGTTCTCATAATCCGCCTTGACGCCAGCAAGCCTATGGTCGCCGTCAATCAGGGCAGCGTCGTATGGGCCTAGCGCGTCAACGGCAGCAATGATTTCAGGGCTTGTGGAGTCGCCAAGAAGAAGGTGGATGGTGTGGCCCATCTTGCGCAGCTCATCGCAGACCGCCTCAAGATGCGGAAGCGAGTCATCGCGACCCCATACATCGCCGGGCATATCCACAGCAACGCCAATGGAGCCCTTGGGTAGGGCTGACATGTCCTCGAAAAAGGTATCGCCGTACCTAGCCCCGATCTCAAGGTAAGCGCGCGAGTCGCGAAAAGCCTCTATCATCGCGTCAAGCTCAAGGCGCATTTGGCATCCCTTCTTACCTGACTTTGTTTCAGCCAACATTGGGCAGTCTCCGCGTTATGTGCCGCCATGCCGTACCGTTTCTCAGCTCATCCGGCGACCACTGAGTATACGCGATTTTTCGCCCCCAGTCCTCTCGGTCGCCAGTGTACAGCGGCTCCGCAATGCTTCGTGACGCCACTGCCTTGGCCATGCTGCACTCGCCATAGGCAACCACGGGAACGCCAGCCATTACTGCGTCCACCGCCGTATTGCTGCTGTAGGTGATGACGACAGCGGCATTTTTGAGTGCGTCCGCTAGACTTCCCTGTAGCGTCTCGCAGCCCTTCAGGTCATGTGCCGTCTTGTCCTTCGGGTGCGGCCTGAAATATACCCTGCCGTACTTCTTGCCAGCCTCGGTTGCTGCCTTTTCGGCCCATGCGTAAACGTCCGTGCCGCAGAGGGACATGTCGCCTGGCACCTGCCCGATGATCAGGGCATATTTCCCGCCCTTGCGCCATGGCTTCATCTGGTTCCGCCAAAGGGTATCCCAGCGGTCGGCCGGAACATCGTCATTCACGAAGTCGGCCAGCCCGTTCAGGCCATTCCAGCCGAGCGAGTACCAGTCATTCATCCGGTCGCCAAGATAGGCCCGCTCGATGATAAG